ATCCAGCAAGGTATTGTAAGTGCTATTATAGCCAATACAGCTATTGCATAATAATCCTTGATATTCCAACGGTACTGATTAAGGATTATGAGGTTTTCCGGCTCTTTTTTGAAGCCTTTAATATCAACCCACTCACCACCAAGCCACACCTTTAGCTCTTTATCGTTAACTACATAAAATTCAATGCTTATACCGCTAAAGTCTCCTAGAGCAATAAAATGAGTTGCTTTGTCTGGTGACATTTCCTTTATTTTATCAATCATTTTGCACCCCAAAACATAAACCATACCACGAAACAGGTTACCAGTATCATTGCTATCATAGCGTAGAATACCGGATTAACCTCAAGCTTTAGCGCGTTAAGATTAAACCGCTGGTCGAGTAGCACAGATGGTATCCATTCGCCAGCATAGATAAACTGATTATTGCATTCGTCAATTTTAACATACTTTAGCTCGTCACTGATGAATGCAAAGTGTGTCGCGCCTATTGGGGCGTCTTTTCTAATTCTGTGTGTCATCACTCACCAACCTTAGGCGCTTTAAATCCAGCGTTAAACAATATTTCAGCATAAGGATCGGCCATTAGAGCTTCATTTGATAGGGCCGCATTTACTGCTTCAATAAACAGTTCACGCTCTGACTTTTGCTTAGCTCGGTATGCCAGCGCAGTGTGCCATCCAACTAAGCTGAGGTTGTCCCACCACTTCCCATTATCATCCATAACTTCTATAACGCCATTTTCAATTCCATACCTAAAAATAGCACCAACCTGCTCATCTGAGAGCTCACTTAGTGGCATGGTGTTGTTGTATATGCTCCAATCATCGCAAACAAAAACATCTGCATTAACCCAGCAACTAAGGCCGGCAGTGTTGCTGTCGTAATATTTCCAGCCAGTACCGTCAATAAAATATGCAACACCATTAATATCTTTCTTAAGCCATCCATGCTTGCAAGTATTGCTAAATCTTGTTGCACCATCTGGCTTATTCGTTAAATCAATCATCTGTCCGTCCTCTTTGTTAGTTTGAATCAATCCTGATAAAAATCTCTTTTTTCTTCTTCTATTTCTTTGTGCTGTTCATTGGCTTCTGAATCTGAAATCAGCCCAGCCTCTAAGTCATCTTCAACTTGCTGGTGAAATCTTTCCCATCTATCCATTTTAAACTCCGAAATTTATTAACCTGAATCAACAATAACACAATATTAAGTTTGTGCAATATTTATCTTTACTTCCATAACGGCTTTAGGGTTGTAGATAACTTGTTTACCATCAAGCACGCCAAACACATATCCATTGTCACGCTTCTGCTTGGCTAACTGTGGGCTTATGTTATTTTGTCGTGCAAACTCGCTTAGATTGCGTATTGATTTCATTTTTATTCCTTTTTAAAAATAACTTTAATAATCCCGCTGTTGTGAGGGTCGCCTTTGTATGTAACACCTGTAAACCCGCGCTTAATGTGCTTCCAAGATACAGTCTCTAAAGAGCCGTTTACCTCAACAGTGTCACCGTTTTGCAACTCTGACACCATCACTAAGCGCCTTTCTTTGGTCGAGCTGCCCATTATATGGCAGCCACTGTTATAACAACTTCTTCCCCAAAAAATGCTTCATTTGCCAGTCTTTTTGCAAATGAGTGAGCGCCCTTTTCTGTTTTGCGCACTTCGTAACTGATAGTTCCTGACTGGCCGCTTACTGTAACTTTGAATTCTTTCATTTCTATATCTCCGTTTCGTTTCGATGGTTCAAATATACAACTATCAATTTAATAATGCAACAACTAATTTAAAAATATTGTAGCAGACAATAAAAAACCCTCACATGGAGGGCTTTAAGTTGTAAGCGTTACTTACACGTTGCTATCTGGTGCTGGCGGTATCTCACCTGTTACCGTTGTGTCAAGCTTCGGTGCTGGTGCTGGAGGCTGTTTGATAATCTCTAGCTCAATATTTTCATCGGTCCAATTGGTAACACCTGCAGCTCTCAGTGCTGCATAGTATGAGCGAGCAGGTAACAATCCTGCGTTGATATCAACCATCCACGCCGCGCGGTCTTGCGCTGTCATCTGAGCCATGAAAAATTCCATATTCAACTCGAATACAGTATCTTCCGCTTTAATGCCTGACATCTCGCCGCACCAGATAATGTTTTGCTTGTATGCCATCGATACGTTAATCGCAATTGTAGCCATTATCGAAGTGTCTGCGCCACGCTGTAATCGTGCAGCTTCGGCTGTCATCTGAACTGACGGCATTAACATCTGAGCGCCAGCTTTAACGGCTTGATCCTCTTTCATTGCCATTAATTCTTTAGACAGGTTGCTAGGTGATGCCTGTAACAATTCAGACCCACCGCCAGCACCTAAGTTATGACCTTTACGCGAACCTAGTCGAATGCCGTCTTTGTTGGCTTCGGAAAACTGGTTGCTATTCATGTTTTCGCCAGGATACAGCATCAATGTAGGCTGCGAACAAATGAACGCACTTTCTTCAACATCGGCACTGTTACGAAAGTGGCCCAAGTTAATCTCAGTCAGCGTGAATAATGGTGGTTCATCAATAGTGTCATCGTTATTGTCTGCACCAATGAACGAAAACGGAATATATCCTATCGACTTACCGCCAATCTTAGGCTCAATCAATTCGGTTTCGCCAACCTGCGAGCTGCTATCGTCAAACTTAAATAATCGTTGCTGATATTTACCGTCAACGATTTCCAATACCCGATACTGTTCTCCAACAAGATATTCGAACTCATTTAGCGCGTTCTGGTATTCGTATGATTCACGCAATACAACTTGGGTTAACACCTCAGTGCTGCCTATGCGAGTCTTGCGCTGGTTAATAATATTCTCTGCTGTATAGAGTAGGATTCGTGGATTTAATAGCCCTGCATTCTGCTGAGCTCGATTAGCTGCTGCGGTTTCTGGTGAGTCAGTCAACAAACCAGCTCGACCAAGTGAATCAACCTCCTTTAGCGCATCTTTACTTTGCTGAATTAACCCAATACCAGCACCATTGGCATTTTTAACTAAATACTCAAGTTTTGGATCTAGAAATATTTCTGGAGGCTTTCTATCTACAGCCCCGACCATGCCTTTTAATGTACGATCAACAAAATTGTAGAATACCGCGCCATCTTGATAGTCAAGCTGTCGCTTTGCTGCATAATTTGCGTCTGACTCGCTAGCTCCAACGTTGCGAAGGTATGATTTCACTTCTGCTGAAAGTACATCGCGGATCTTCTTCCACTTCGGAGCCATTCGCGCATAATCACGATGTGGCGTTCTTACACCTAAGTTGCTTGTTGTCATTTTAATTTTTCCTGTTAGTGTTACCACATTTTAACGTTAATATGTGCGACGCCTTGTACAGCAGGCCATTCAACCGAAACCATATAACCAATTGCGGTTGTAATATGCTGGTACTTGTTTTTTTGATCTTCTTGGAACGTTGAGCCTTCTTGTAGTTGGACCGTTGCTAACCCCTTGTCGCTCCATGGCGCCGTTTTTGGGTTAACGAATAAACTACGACCACCGTCGGCGGTACATATTTTAGCCCTTACAGCGTTCTGTCTATCCTTGATTGCTGGATGAGACATGCTAACACGCCTTTCAAACTTCCACCCATTAGCTCTAAGCACATCCTCTATGTCGTCATAGTCAGACTTGTGGCCGTGTTTCTCGCCTGCTCGACCTGCTGGATCACCATAAATATACACCAGCTTGTTTTCATGGTCTTTATATTTACTGACAAACTCCATAGCAGATTGACGACTGACCGCGCTTATTAAGACTATCTCATCAAGCAAGTATAAATCGCCACCACGCATAACACCAATTGATGATGATAGCGGGGTGTAGTTCTGATCATGCATCCAGCATATTATCTCGTGCGACAGTATCGATTCATTGGTATGGTTAAACTTACTGTAATCCTCGTAAATCTTTCCAGATGCAGTTTCGAAGCTTGCTTCAAACTCTTGCTTATACTGCTTATCAGACATAATCTTTTTAGCTTCGGCAGCCATTTCTGGGAATATCTCTGATGTTGTCCAGTGGAACACTTTGTAATCTTCACTTACTCCGGCCTCGGCTGCACTGCATAAGTCATAATAATGGTTTAACCCATCTGGCACACCAAGAAGCCAGCACCATGCTCGGTAATTTGGTCTTGTTGGGTTAACCGTATTAAGTGCAGGGTAAATGTTAGCCTCCCACGATTCCGACTTAATATCGGCAAACTCATCAATACCACCACCCGTCCATGGTATACCCTCGATACGCTGAGGCTTATCTAGGCCGATAATATGAATTTCACTACCGTTAGGCATGTATATAATTAAGTCTGACTCTGATGGCCTGCGAGCATGGACAGACGAAAGCGTGAAAGCTTTTAAGTCATCCCAGAATATCTTTTTAGCTTGAGCGTGAGTAGGTGCGGCAGCAAAATACATCCCAACAGTTTTATTAGCCTGCTTAACCAGGAATCGTTTAAACCGCTCTGTTTTGCCACTGCGACGGCCTGCAGGAACCAATGGGAATCTAATGCCACTATGCACAGCATCTATCAGCGATAGTTGTGTCGGATGGTCTTTTAGCTCGTACCACCTAGCAAGCTGCTTATCTAATCTAATATTACCTGTTAAGGCTATCACGACGGCATACTACCTATAAGGCTAGACAGAACCTCTACAAGCTTATCGGATCCAGTTGTATCAGTGTCTTTCTCAAATGCTTTAACGCTTACATGTTTGCCGATTGTCTCTAGAGCTTTATTGGCTCCGTTAGCATTAAATTGATATGCAGCAGCTAAATCACCAGCTTCTGTTTTGCACATTACTTGGTCGCCATTCCTATCTGTAACGGCTTCATCTTGCATGCATCTATCGAATACACGCTTAGCACTTATCAGTACCCAGTCAGCGTTTATATCAACTCTCTTGTTCCTAGCGTCAACTAATTGACTGATAACTGCCTGAATATCTGGTTTCGTCAAGTTTTCGCTTGCTATTTTTGTAGCAGTCTTTTCACTATATCCAGCCCTAATGGCTGCCTGTGTAGCGTTTAAATCAACAATGTATTCTCGACAAAACGCATCTTGCTTGTCTGTTAGTTTTGCCAAAGCACGCCTCCGACGTTTATCACCGCGCCCCGCGCAGCTTTGGTTAATTGTATCAGTGAACCCATAGAAAGACAAAAGCCTCAATTAAGAGGCTTTGTTGTTAGTTTATTGGCTTTCTCGACTTTATGATCGCGTCCCACTTCTCGATGGTCTTATCGATATCATTAAGCAGACCTACATGTATAACCTCTACGCTATGCCTAATAATACCAAATGGATAAACGGTCTCGATATTCATGTTAAAATCTATACCATTACTATTCAATGATTGAAACTTTTGTACCTCGTAACTTACTAGATAATGCTTTCTAAACCAGTTAAACATAAATCCCCCTTAAATAAACTAATTTGCCACTATCGGTATATTTGCGCAAATCCAGCAGACATTGCCAGAATCATTGCGAGTGTGTTCCTAGTTTTTGCTGGCGCTATCCATCTTTGCTGCTGTTGACCTCTGGTATTATCCATTAGCCATCTATCATAATCTAGCTGCTGATTGTTATAAAAAGCCATTAGCTTTTTCTGCTGATGATTACCCATAGTAAGACCTTAAATAAACTTATCTAGCTGTGGTGGTTTGTAGTATTTACCTTTGCTTATCTTTCCTTGCTTATTAAATACAGGCTTTCCATATTCAAACTTGCTGTAGTTGGAATCGTTAACCTCTGCTAACCCATCAATATTAAGCCACCATCCTGTTTTACTGCTGCATCTTGATTTAGTTAGCATTTGGTATCCTCTAGCGCTTCTTTCGCGGCAATATCAATATCAACATAATTATCCATTCTGCAAATCGACTCCAAAGCCTCTCGCAGTATCTTATTTTGCTCGGTTAGCTTGTCAACTTTAATATCTCTATCACCAAGCGCGGTTTCGCACGACCTTAATAGGTCTATTTTTGACCTTACAGACAGTTCAGACAGCCCAAAATCGAGTGCTAACGAATTAAACTGCTCGGTTAGTTTGGTTATTTGGCTTTCATATCCTTCGCATAGTAAGTTCATTGCATTTAATGCGCTAACGGTTGCGTCCACGCTCATTGGAGCCTTTCCCATATACCCATTAAAGCTAACGATACCATTATCATTAATATATTTTTGGTTATTCATCTTCGCACCTCTCATAAATCATTATTGAAAACTCACCAACGCTTAGCTGCTCATTAACGTAATTTGATAGCGCTAGCCTAAGTATTTTCTTATCTGTATTCGCTGACTTAATTTTACTCAAATCAGCGAGGTTAACCGCTGTCATTATCTCAACTGCTGCGGATTGTTTTAGGTCGCAGTAAGTTGGCGGTAGGTCTATCACTTCTTTTCGTAACCAAGGTTGATAAGTATAACCGCCACAGCATGTCTCTGAGTTGATGACTTGATGCATTGGATATCATTTAGATGCGCATCTAGCTCATCAACAGCCTTTTGCTTTGGTGTGCGTTGGTCAATATTAAACTTTTCTGATAGCTCACGAATTGCAACATCAATACAGCTTTCACCAATCCTGCCAATGCCATTCTTAACCATGAAATCAGTCAACGATGCTAGCAAATCAGAGTTAGCTTTGTGCAAGCTTAGCTCATATTCAATATCAGCCATTGCTTGCGTGAATACTGGTTTATCGTCGTTAGCTGCAACTAATTCAACTTCATCACCGTTACTCATAACGCCAACCCTGATGTTTTTTGATTGGTCTAGTAGTGGTCGCCAGCTATGCGCGTCAATATCAACCTCATATTCAAACTTTGGATTATCTGGCAGCGTGTTAAGTGGTCGCCATGCGAATGATATTACACCAACCTGATTACCATGCCTCCACTGAACTTTATCGCTGCAATGCATCTCTACGCCAAGGTCTTTAAACTCTTTAACTGTTGTCATTTTATTCTCCACTTACATGTTCATTAAATTCATACGGCTTTCGTTGTTTATCTGCTATGCACTGTTCAAACCGCTCACGAGTACATACACGCTGCCAGGTTTCGTTTAGCTCGTCATCACCCCACCATGACCAATGACAGAAATCACCAACTTGCCTAAATACTATCCAGTTGTGATTGTGTGCAGCAGTAGGCCATTTTACGAAGTGATTAACCGCGTCGATTGTTGTTTTCATGCCGTCCTTTTTGTTAATTCAACTTCATAATACAG